GGTTTATATGGTTTAAACCATTGCCTCACCTATGATGAAAATAAAACTGATCCATTGATTGAGTTTTACGATATGGATTCAATGGCCGCAAAGCAGATGCGGCAATCAGACAACAAAACCGAATTATATCTTGCAGAGGAATACGGCCAATTTGTTAGCCGCTACTATCTCTCAACATTGCTGAAAGACCGCAACATAGATGCGGTAAATTTAGATAATGGCGGAAAAATGATCGGTGAATGTCCCGGCATCAATTTAGACGGCGGCATTGATCGGTGGGCAGTGTCCGGGCAATTTGTCAATGAAGCGTTATCTGAATTGATAAATGCAATAAATGATCAGGAAATGGCATCATGAACCGCCGGGAAAAACTAGCAAGCGCAACCGGGACACTTTCGGTTGTGCTGGCATTCATCATAGCCGCAATGGGTGACAGCAGCCCGGCTGGCTTGGCGTTATTGTTTGTAGCGTTTGCCGCAAGCGCGGTTGCCAGCTTCATTTTGAAAGGATGATTCAAAAATAATGCTTGAAATAGCATTTCAACCTGTTAATCTGTAATTGACACAATAGAGGGGTTTATCATGTCAAATCTAAAACAAGCCGCAAATCGGTTGAATAATCGGTCAGACGATCGGTCAGTCGTTGTCAGCCGTGACCCGGTTGGTATTCCGATCAAGATTGCAGCCGGGTTGATACCGACTAGCTGTTCAATGAACGACTATATCGAAGCAATCGAAACGCTGAAAGCGTTTGGTCTGTCAGAGCGGTATGGTGATTTTCTTATCGCAGAATGTGAAAACAAACTATGGGGTGAAATAGATGGCTAAATTTCATATTGAAGTTACCGCAATGGTGACACAAACCTTGCTGATTGATGCTGATAGCATTGAGACAGCCGAACAGGTGGCAACCGATCAATTTAAGCGACAGCTAACAGACTACCAGTCAGATGCCCAATTCGGTTCAAACATCATTCAACACGAACCGTTTTCGGTTAGCGACTATGACATCTATGAAAGCTATGAGGCGGAATAATGGATAATTACGAAAAATCATTCTATGACCACTACGGTGACGACAATCAGTCACAGATTCGGTCAGCATTAGAGTTTGTCCTGTATGTTGAGCATTTTGACCCAACACAGGACGAAATGTCGGCAATGTTTCAGTCACTGCCAGACACTGAGCAGCAACGGCTCAAAAACGCAACAAAGCGCGTTAAACAACTAACACAAGGGAATCAAGACAATGGCTAAAAAAGAACAATGGGAAATCGACCGCGACAACCGCATCAAAGCTGAAAAAGCTGGTATGGCGGCGCTAACACCGCGTCAGCTTGAAGCAATCAAAAAAGCGCATGATGCTTTGCGTGATTTTGTCGCTGAATGGTCAGACGGCTTTGACCTTTATAACTGCGACACGCCGCGTGAATTGAACACGGCTTTCTGGATGATGCAGAATCATTTCAATATGGATGATGATGTTTGAGGCGTTAGTCGGAATGTGCATCATGCTATCGGTAAACGGCGACAGGGTTAACCCTTGCTGGATAAAAGCCGATAGCAAGGTGTACATGTCAGCATCTGCTTGTGAAGCGGATGCCCGGCGATTAGAGCGCGAATATGTGCAACAGTTGATCAACAAATCAGATGAACCAGTCGTGGCGCATGTCGTCTGCAATCCAATAAAGGGAAACCAATCGTGAATGTATTGTCATTATTCGATGGCATGTCTTGTGGTCGCATCGCTCTTGAGCGGTGCGGCTATAAGATTGACCGTTATTTCGCGTCTGAAATAGACAAATACGCAATCAAAGTTGCCGCAGCAAATTACCCTGACACTATCCATCTGGGTGATGTGCGGGACGTTATGTGGCCTGAGACATTTGAGGGTGAAAAGATTGACCTATTGCTGGGCGGATCACCCTGCCAAGGCTTTAGCTTTGCTGGCAATCAGTTAAACTTCGATGACCCCCGGTCACGCTTGTTCTGGGAATTTGTGCGAATCTTGAAAGAGGCCAGGCCGCGCTACTTTCTGCTTGAAAATGTACGCATGAAAAAGCAAAGCCAAGATGTCATCAGTGATGCGTTAGGCGTTCAACCAATCGCCATCAATAGCAATCTTGTATCGGCTCAGAACCGTTATCGCCTGTATTGGACGAATATACCGTTCTTGATGATGCCAGCCGATAAAGGCATCAAGCTGAAAGATATTTTGGAAGATGGTTTTGTTGACCGCGATAAATCACATTTCCTTGATGCAAGTTATTTTAAGGGTGGCAATCTTAAATCGTATTTTGAGAAAAACCGCCGCCAGCTAGTGTTCAGTGATGATGGCCTGTGTCATGTCGGTGACGCTGACCTCAAAGGTCATAGCTATGTGCGCCGCGTTTACCACGCAGACGGCAAGGCACCCAGCTTATGCGCGGCGAGTGGCGGTAATCTTGAGCCAAAGGTTTTGTGCGGTGCGTTTAGAGGCAGATACAACGATGATGGAACAACGTCACAACGCCTTGAATTGCAACATGACGGACGCACAAATAGTCTTACAACGGTGCAAAAAGATAATGTTGCTGTTGACATAGACAAACTAAGCTGGCGGTCACTGACGCCTGTTGAGTGCGAGAGACTGCAAACCGTGCCGGATAACTACACCAACCACGTTAGCAAGACACAACGCTATAAAATGCTTGGTAACGGCTGGACGGTCGATGTCATCTGCCACATCTTGAAACATATGGAAGGAATCTAAAATGACCAGTCCAAACCGCCAGACAGTCAGCATCAACGACAAATTCAAAAATAGCTATTTTAGCTAGTTTTGCGACAGAGGATCAGCCCGGCATTGACCGGGCTTTTCTTTTGCTAGAACGGTTTCGGCAAACCCAGACCAATCGCCTTCCACGATTCATCTGTCTGATCGGTCAGCATAAACGCATTGACCGCCTTCAAGATGTCATCATAACGGAAAAACTCATCCTTATACTGATGCGCCAGCTTCAAAGCGGCTGATTTCGCATATTCCTCTTGCTTAGGTGATAGCGTGGCTACCTTCTTGCTTTGACATGCCTTCTTTGGGGCATTGGCGGCACTAGGACGGCGTTTGACCTCTCTCCGCACCCAACCCTGCCAAAATGCCTTTAAGGACGCATAGGCGGCTTTATTTCCGCCTTGCTCATTCCAGATACGGATGTCCTCTAAAACATCATTCCAATCCAGACCGCGATCAGTCGCATAAGCCTTGTCATCGGCATCTGGAACCCAGCCCATTAAAAGCTGTTTTTTCTGCCGCTGTAATTTATTTGATTTAGTTATATCTGTCTTTTGTTCTTTCTGTTCTTTGTAAGTGTCCTCAAAAACCGGATCCGGTTTTCCCGTATCCGGAAAATGCGGACACGGTGAATCCATAACGAAATAGCGGGTTTCAGCGAATTGACCATCATTACGAGCAGATTCACGCCGCATATAGCCTAGCTGTTCCAAGTTTGCCAGAACCCGGTATACCTTGTCCTTGCCCCAGCCGAATCGGTTACGCAGATTAGTCGGCCTTACCTGCCAGTCATTCGGCTTTGACAGCAGATACACCAGCACCGCCAGTGCATCGCTTGTCAGGTTCTCATCATTAATCATTTCATTCGGCAGCACCGCAAAGTTCTCTTGCAGGTTACTGCGAATTATCAGTGTGTCCGTCATTCTATTCCCCTATCACTTTAAATTTGCTGATCTCAAAATGAGCCACCAGCCCCACATCCTGACTGTCGCCCCGGTCGCGTCTGCCACCAAAGCCAACGTCAAAATCCTCTGCAAAATTGATCGTTGCAAGTTTGTCAGTCCACTGCACGATCAGATAACTGTCCAGCCCTGTATGCTTTGACAGGTCACGAGCAGCCATCACCTTGTCGAGATTGAGCATCATAGTCGGATACCTGTTCATCGGGTTCGTCCTGACCTTCACCTCACAGAAAAACCAGACAAAGCCACTAGCCATTTTGTGCATAGCAAAGTCCAGCTTGTAACTGATCGGCAGCTTTTTATAGTCGGCGTTCAGATGCAGTGACACCTTCTCAATCACCTGATGCTCGTTACGCAGATCTTGTGCGCTCTCATATAACGGTCTATTCATTATATCCATCCCACAGTCGTTGCCCCTTTGTAACCTGTCTTCCAGACAAACCAAGCCAACGCCATCATGCCGCCGTTTTTGTACTGCTGGCCGTCTTTCATCAGGTTCATTCGCTTTGAGAATACCCACACGCGAATCGGCGGATTCTCTAAGAAAAACTGTTTCCGTTGCAAGCCTTCCAGAAAGCTGAGTTTCAGTAACAATGCTGTTTTGCTGGTGGCAATGTTCTGGCAGTGTTGCGCCATCGGTAGTGCTAGTTTGCCATATGGTGGGTTCGTGATGATGTTGGTGCGCTGTTGCGTTTCCATCAGGAAGTCAATGCCAGATGTACCGTAGCCACGGTCAACTAAGTCAGTTGATTCAACATCGAAACCCTCATCTATCAGCACCTTACTGATATGACCCTGACCGCAACACGGCTCGTATATGTCGCCATAGAACTTTTCCTTGTCGAGCAGGGCAAGCGTGGCCTCAGACGGTGTGGCATAGAAATCATCCTTTTGCCTGTCGCCGCGCATATTTGCACCGACAATGCGAAACCCAGCTTCTGTGTTGCTGTCCATCACGCCCAGCTTTCCCTGACCAACATGCACCACGTTTCAAAGCTGATCGTTGCAAGGTCATCCTTGCCAGCATAGTCAGCGTTAATGCTGGACAGTCGCACGACACAGCGAATCGGCTGGCGGTCATATTTGTAGATCAACACAGGCTCAGTGCCGGATGCGTCACTGGCACGTTCAACCTGTGACCACCACTCATCTTTGTGTATAACGCCGTGAGCATACCGCTTGGCCTCGACAGTCCAGCCGTCAATGCCAATCAGGTCGCCGTGGTCTGCGGCTCTGTATTGCTCGATGTCTCTTTTCACATCGTCAATACCCAGTTCGTCCATACACATCCGTGCCAGCTCTCTCTCGAAATTGGCACCCTTCCGGCGTCCGTTGGTCATTTCACCTTCTCCCCATTCCCGCGAAAGCTGCCCATATCAACGCCGGTCATTATCTGACCTTCAGCTAGTGACCGCTTTATGTACCGACCGTGCTTGTCGGTATCACCTGCTGCCGCTGGGTCGTCATCAAAATCCGGGCAACCCATATTCAGTAGCCGCAGCTTTTCAAACTCAGTCGCGTGGTCAATGGTCTTCATATACTGATTCTTATGAATGATAGCTGGCTTCTTAAACATCAAACTCTCCTTGTTCTGGTTGTTGTTCCCACGATATAGGGCATTGAACACTATCAATAGCCCTAGCCATTTTTTCCGGACATTGAGGCTTATCCTTGTAGTTCCTTGCCACATTAACGCTATCAGCAGATGCAAAAGGCCAACGCTTGCCCGATAAAGACAGACCTCTTAGCATGTGTATCCAAGGCATATTCCGCTGTGTTTGCCCAAGTTTGTTGAAAGCGGCATCGGCGCGCTGGCACCAACTTTCAGAGCCTACGTCCCAATATTTTCCACTACTACCAAAACAAACCTTACCGAAGTTCTCGCACAGATAGACAAGGTAATCTAAGGACATAGCCATATGCCAAACAGGGGCGCCTAAAGCCTTGTCATAAGGCCAAGTTCCTAACAATTCACGCTGTTGCTTTTCATCGCCATCAATAACGTCTGGTATTACAGCCCAATGCGGGTGGCCTAACTTTCCGTCAAGCCAACCGTAAAACTTATTATGACAAAAACTCTTGCCGGAACGGAACGCTGTAAAAGCGCCGTTATCCCACATAACTGATTGCCCTATTTGCAAACAAACATTAGCGTCTTCCGGGTTAGCGAAGCTGACGCAAAAATGTTTGCCGGACATTTTGTAGAGTTCAGTCCGTGGCGTCAAAGGTGTGCCGTGGTAATGAATCACCGCATCTTCCGCCATACTATTAAAGCGCCAAGCATCTTACTGGCTACCATCACAGCAAACCCATACCAACTAAAGAAGCCGACCATCAGCATAAAAACAGCACTATCAATCGGAGTGCTTATGGCAGACGAAATGAGTATTCTGTCTTTCATTGGTTTTTTGCTCACAGTATAGACAAACCAATCAACTGATTCGCTAACTGCAAAAGCCAATGCAGATGCCACCGCGACATATGGGTCTGCTAGCAAGTAACTAACTACCACCCCAGCAAACATCACCGCCAAGACTTTATGACCAAGTTCTTTTTGAGCAAAATCCCTAAGAACAAAGATAAAGCCAACAAGCAAACTCATAGGCGCGAACATCTCGCCGCCCGGAATAGGTATCAAAGGAATGTATGTGAAACCTAAATTTGCCGCTACCACAGCTGTGAAATAATATATTGAGTTTTTCATTTTGCTGTTCCTTCCGTATCAAACTCTCCACACCAATCTTTCAGACCGACCTTGCCGCCTGACCATTTGTACAACTCCATCATCTTTTGCCCCGATGGTGGTGTCCGATGATAAATCCAGTTATTCACTGACGCTCTTGTGACATTCATAGTCCTTGCTAGTTCGGACTGTGTAACGCCCCGCATCATCATATATTCTGCCAGTTTCACTTGGTTCTCCTACAAATATAAATTAACAACATGTCAATCTGTATAAAATTATTGTTGACAGGTCAATTACTATTTCGTAACAAAAGGTATCAAGCCAATACGGCCAAGGGAGTTGGGGATGGAATTATTAGAAAAAATGAAATCGGTAGGTGTCTACCATTTCTCACCAAGCCAGTTAAATCGTCCATTGGCGAACTGGATGTTTGAATATGTTTACCTAGCAAAAGAGAAACGCCGCGAGATAGTCGTTGGCGAGAACGCAGCTTTCGGTACTGCCGTGCATACAGTCATACAGGCTGTCGTGTGCCACGGTCAGGACATTGATGAGGCTGTTGAGGAATCTACAACAGGTTATGACTTTCACCCTGCAAACTTCTCACAAGATAAGCGTGACAAGTTTCGTGAACTGATACCAGCCGCCGCCAGTGTCGGCATCGAGCTTTTATCTCCCTTGTTTGCTGGCGCTCAAGAAGAGCGCAAAATCGAGCTGATGCTGGACGGTGTGCTGGTGCCTATTATGGGCTATGTCGATTTGTTTAAGGACGGTTCACTTGCAGAGATCAAGACCAAGGCACCCCGGCAGGGCGCGGTTAAGAAAGACGGCACCAGAGGCTGGACTAAGGCACCACTGCCGAAAGAGCCAGCGTGGGAGCATATTATGCAAGCCGCTGTTTATTGGAAGGCCACAGGCGCAACACCTAACATCGCGTATGTGTCTGCTGAAGATGGCGTTATCTACAACTCAGATAACTGCGAGAAAATGTCAGAGGACACTCTTAATTTTGCCATTGAGGAAATCCGGCGTAAGGCTATTACCCGGCAGAACCTTCTGGCAGTAAGCACCGATCCAAAGGTGCTGGCTGGTCTGATGGAGCCAGACTTCAATCATCCATTCTATTGGGGACATCAATTCGTTAAAGACGCAAAGGAGTTATGGGCAAATGTCTAATGTATGGGAAACACTGAGCAAGATTGATTGCTCAAAGCATGTCGAAAAGAAAAACGGTTTTACTTATCTGTCGTGGGCGTGGGCTTGGACTATTCTCAAGCAGCACTATCCTACAGCACAGGTGACAAAGCATCTGTTCCAAGTGAACGGCAACCAACTGCCGTACATGCTGGATACAGACGGTCACGCAAATGTGACTGTCACGGTCAAGATTATGCCAGAGGGTAACGCAAGTGCTGTTACGCCACTGGAATCAGCCACAGAGATTATGCCTGTGCTGAATCACGCTAATCGTCCAATCAAGAACCCTAACAGCTTTGAGGTGAACGCATCACTGCAACGCTGTATGGTCAAGGCAATCGCCTTGCTGGGTCTTGGTTGCTACATTTACGCTGGCGAGGATTTGCCAGCAACGTCTGATGCTGGTGGTGGGAGCAGCCTTCCACGCAAGCCAGCAGCGGGGCGTACCCCATCGTCAAACACTTCCGAAACTTGTGATGAGAATACCTCTAGCGGCGGTGGGGTACAAATGCCCAAAAAGATTGCGTCTCCTCTTTCTTTAGAAGAAGAGACAGCAATGGCTCCCGATATGGAAAGTCTAAAGAAGATTTACAATCGGAAGCTGTCTTCAGAGTGGACGCAAGAACAGCGTCAAATTTTTACAAATCGGAAAAGACAAATAGAAAAAGGAGTTAGCAGCTAATGGCTGATTACGACAACAATATGCGGGGCGTACTGTTCCCGAATGACAAGGGTGACAACCCAAAGCGTCCTGATATGACTGGCAATCTTGAGATTGACGGTACGAAATACAGAGTGTCTGCTTGGCAAAAAACTAGCCAAAAAGGCAATGATTTTCTGTCATTCGTAGTCGAAGAGGACGACGGGTCACGCCGGGCGGCACCGCAGCAAAATGGTGCGAATAATGAGCCATTAAATGACAGTATCCCCTTTTAAGATCACCGTTGTAAACGATGGCCTCATTGTCCAGACGGATGATGAGGTCTATCGGGTGACTATGGATAAGGATGAAATGATGAAGCTGTCAACGGAGATACTGTTGATGCTTACACAGAAAATTCGCGACAAGAGCAGTATGAATGGTTCTGGACATGTGGCCGGGTAAGAAACGCACCAGAACGGTGAAAGTAAAACGCACGGTCAGGCCGGGTACATGCAGCTTTTGTGGCAAGGGATTTGATTGGAACATAGACCCCGGCATTGTGAACGGGGCAAAAAAGGAGTTTTGTGGACATGAATGTTTTCGGGAAAATATTGAAAAAGTGGTTCGGCACGACTACGGCGCGGACTTTGACAGCCTCTGATATTGAGGAACCAAAGCATCACTGCTTGCCGCCTATGGAGCGCATTATACGCGCTACATGCACAGTGACTGGCCTGACCAGAAACGAATTGCTATCAGGACGCAGGTCAAAAGAGTTTGTACATGCGCGGCATATCGCTATGTATCTGGCTCGTGAGTATACGACACTCAGCTTTCCTCAGATTGGCCGGGCAATGAATAAGGATCACACAACGGTCTATTATGTGGCTAATAAGATGGCGAAGCGTGGCCGTGGTGCAACCAAGGTGAATCGTGACATTGCCGCTGTAAAGAAGGCCGCTGGTTTAGATGGCTGATGATTTCGTCAACCACCCACCGCATTACAAGCAGGGTGACATAGAGTGTATTGATGCTATAAAGGCTGCACTTGGAGATGGCTATAAATACTATCTCCAAGGCAGTATTATCAAGTATATCTGGAGATTTGAACACAAAGAGAACGCGGTTCAAGACTTACAGAAATCATCTTGGTATTTGGACAAACTTATAGCGGAAATGCAGAATGGCGAGAACTAGGCATGTTGCCGTTAAATCTATTGGTCAAACTGTAGCCGGGCAAATCGGCGAACATATAGCAGCCGCCGCAATCTTACAGCAAGGTTGGGGCGTTGCTCTTGCCACTCAGGATTCCGTTGACTTAGTGGCTTGGAACAAGGACACCGGACAACGCCTTCTCATACAAGTAAAATCCGCCCAGATTAGCAGAAACAGTAGAAACAAGTTGGAGTTTCAACTTGGTCTTGGCGGAAATAAACGCTTACCAACGCGCTATGATTTTGACATAATGGCTCTCGTTTCAAGCGAACAACGAGCGTGTTACTTTCTACCTGTAACAGCTATCAAACAGAAAAAAATGAATCGCAGCACTGGGTTTTTTGAGAACCCAGAGCTAGAGGCAGATTCTTGGCAAAAAGCAATAGAGGAACTTTATTATGAACCTACCGAACAGAAGACCTTGCGTGACGACAGACATCGGAGCCGGGCTGGCAGTAACAGTTAGTTTCCACCCGCAGACAGGCGAGGCAGTTGAGGTATTTATGACAGGCCGTGGCAAGGCCAGCGACAACACATTGACTGAGGCACTGTACCAGCTAGGCGTAACAGCCTCTAAGCTGATGCAGGGCGAACATGATGAGGCTGAAGCAGTAGCATGAAACTAGACGTACTCAGGGACGAAATTACGGCTGATGAAGGCTGTAAGTACGAGATATATTTGGATCATCTTGATCTGCCAACAATGGGTATCGGTCATCTCATCAAAGTCGAAGACCCTGAGTACGGTAAGCCTGTAGGCACCAAGGTCACACAGGAGCGTGTGCATCAGGCGTTCAATCTGGACATCCTCATTACAATAGAGGACTGCCGCCGCTTGTATCCTGAGTGGGATACATTCGGTGATGAATTGCAGCACATCATTGCCAATATGATGTTTAATCTGGGCTATCCGCGCCTTGAGCGGTTCCGTAATATGTGGGCAGCGGTGCGCGACCACGATTACGAAAAAGCGGCAGATGAAATGGTAGACAGCAAGTGGTACACTCAGGTTCCGAATCGTGCAGAGCGGTTAGTGAAACGTATGAGAGAACTGGCTGATGGGTGAAGTAACAATGGAGCGGTTTCTTCGCTGGAAGATACTGCCCCGGCTAATGATGGTAGCCTTTACGTTAATGGCTTGGAACGTCTGTGACTGGTTTATGTCACTGGGCGCGGATGCAACAACACAACAAACAGCTTTCGTAAGCACCATAGTCGGAGCGGCTACTGGTGCTTTTGCTGTATGGATGGGACACGAAGCAAAATGATACAGGCACTGATAGGCCCCGTTACAGGGCTGCTGGACAAGTTTATCGAAGACAAAGACCAGAAGAACAAACTGGCTCACGAACTGGCTACAATGGCCGACAACCACGCTCAAGAGTTGGCGAGGGGGCAACTGGACATAAATAAGGTAGAAGCGGCTCACAGGTCGCTGTTCGTGGCTGGTTGGCGTCCGTTTATCGGGTGGACATGCGGCGTTGCGCTAATGGCTCACTTTGTGCTGTTCCCGGCTACTGATTTTGTTGTGGCCTATATGGGCTACAACGTGCCACCGATGCCAGCGTTTGATATGGACAGCCTGATGACCGTGCTGCTGGGTATGTTGGGTCTGGGCGGTATGCGTAGCTTTGAGAAGCTGAAGGGTGTGTCTAAGTAAAGAAAAACCCCAGAGGCCAAGGGGAAACCTCTGGGGCGGAGTTAGGGAGGAATAGAAAAGCTATGAAAGGGAATAGCTTTCCTCTTTCCGTTCTACCCAACTCAACGCGGCGTTGCAAGCATTAAACGTCAATACTTCCACTAATTCGTTTTCGTCAAATATCTTTACTATGCAATCACCCATCGGGCTTGTCTGCTCAATCTCATGCCGAATCCTTGGCTCCCACATGACTGTCTCCTAGTAAGTTACTCCTAACCATACTAGGCTGACCAATAACGTGGTTATTGTCAATATTAGGATGCCAGCGACAATTATCTCTATAACCTTACGGCGCATCTCTTGTTGCTTGTAAATAGCTTCCTGACGTTGCTTGCGAATACGGCCTTCTAGCTGTATCAGATCAGCCCACGCTTGTGGCCCATATGACATATTCAGAAACGTCTTCAGTTCCTGACGCTGTGCTTCTAGCTTCTTTTTCGCAGCATATGCCTGTAACGCCTCTTCCTCGACAGAGCCAGCCGCAAACAGCTTTTTGAACAGTGGCGGTTTCTTTGACTGCTTCTCAGCTTGGTCAACGTCACTAGCCATCTTCATCCAGCGCGATACATCGCCCATACAGGATTCAATGTCACGCCCGGCAGCAATCATATTCTTTATGGTGTTAAACGCCGCTGTAGCCCCAGCAACCGCCGCTGTAATGGTTACTGGCTCCATTTCGTCAGCCTTCCCGGTCTGAGCGGGTTACACTTGTATGACCGGGGCATGATCTTCCCTTTGTGTATTTCGGCGATGTCGTTGCCCATTTCATAGGCTCTGGATACGCAACGCTGCCTGTCGTCATACGGGCCGCGTGTGTCGTGGTACTCCCAGCATTGCTCTGGTGACGCTACGCTACAAGCTAGGACGATTGCCTTGAACATCAGTCACGGCTCAAGACTTTGTCGAGTTTGTCCTCGACCCGGTGCAGGGCGTCCATCACCTGACGCATGTCGTCACGCAGTTCAAACTTTGTGGCGTATTCCTCGCGGGTCTTGTTCAGCAGAATGTTGA